CGCACTGATACGAGACGATCTCGCCCAGATAGCGAACGGGGTTCACCACTGCCACTCGGTGGTGGACCCTGCCAAACTCAAAGGTGTCGCCGGCCTGCACATCTGCATCCCATGGGCAAAGCATCTCTCGGTTGTTCACCTGGAGTGTCCCGCCGTCCTTCACGATCTCTTTGGAGGAACTGTTTCCGAGGAAGAGCCGGAAAGTCTGGGGGATCAACTGTGTGTCTTCATCCGTCCATCCGCCTGCACCATCATCAACCCGCTGGCGCCTTGTAAGGACGATCTCGCATGGGTTGATGGCTATGGCCTTCAGAGTGAGTTCTCTTCGCTTCTGAAGGTCCATGTTACAGCACCTCTGGAGCGGCTATGCGCAGGATGCAGCTGCCCGTCTTTTTCTTCCCGAGCTCTTCCTGCTCACGTCGCTGGAAGTCCTCAGCCATCGTCTGTGCATGGGCAAGCCGATCCTTCAGTTGGACGTAGCGATACGTTTCCTGGCCCGTCCGGGTCTCCTCGATATCGCCCATCTCTTTCTGGATCATGGCTGCCTTGATGCTCCAACCAAGCGATGCCGCTCCGTAGATGGTTTCAGAGTCATCAAGCAACACCTCAAGCTCGGTGTCGGAGAAGCGGGTGTCATCTTGACTGCCGCCTGGCGGGATCTTCTCGTCCAGGTACAGCCTGAGCTTCACGATCGCCTCTTGTGTTGGGGTCATGTTATCACCCCTTCAAATGGTCATTGATCAACCTTGCCAGTTCTTTCTTGGTGGCACTGGCCTTGTACTTGATACCGTACTCATCGGCCATAGCTCTCAGCTGTTTAGCCGTGAAATCGTCTGGGCTGACAAAGCCGCTTGCGCCGGCGTTATCCCCCGAGGGAGTCTCCATCACCGCCACTTCGGTATGGCCGGGGTCTTCCCCTATGCCGGCGAAGTGAGGACAGCGGAGATCCAGCTTCTTGCTCTCCTCCGTCCAACGCCTGGCCTCCAGCTCTGGATGGCACCTCATGGGAGGCATCATCCCTGGATTCGCTGTCGGGACCCAGGGATAATGCGCACAATCAATGCATCTCATGAGTTCACCGCCTAGAAGTCAGGCAGCGTGATTTCTTGGACGTTCTCGGTTAAAGCGGCGAATACGCCACGACGGGCACGGCCGACAATCTGAGCTTCAACCAAACGAGAAAGGTCAGCTAGTGTTGCATCAATCCTTAGATCGTGCTTCACAAGCTCCTTGAATCCACGCTTAGGACGAATCAAATAAGCCTTAGTGTCAGCAACGCCGTTGTACTTGGTAGACTTCTTGCCAACCTGGATTTCCCAACCATCATAAGCGATGATTTGGTCAATACCAGTCAAAGAAGCGTAATCAGTGCCACGAACGTGGAACTTACCTAGTGCTTCTTGGATGTGGTCAAGTCTTGTGCCAGATACCAGCAAGATGTTGCCAGGACGCTTTGCCTGTCTTGCATCAGCCATACCCTTTTTAAGGGTCTCGCGGAGACTCAAGATAGGATGGGCGACGAACGAGGTGTCGTCCTCTACGGGTAGGTTCCCCTCAACGTCAATGAGGACAGCATCAGTTTTGTTGCCAGCACCGTAGCTGTAACTAATGATGGGTCCTAAATGGATGTGGTTAAGCAAAGCGTTGTATGCTTCACCGAACGCACGATCAATCTCGTCCATCTCAAAGGTTCGGTTGTACTCAACCATGTCTTCGGTATATTCGATCCCTGCAGCATAAGTTACAATGCGGGCTGTTGGGCCTTCTTCTGCTTGCAAGTGACCAAACTTAACTTCTTCACCTTCGATGTGTTCAGCAAACACGATAACGCCTTTTTGTGCCCACTTAGCATCGAATACTTCCGGGAAGTTCCTGTCTTCGATACGCTCATAAATTGGCGTGTAAAGAGTAGGAGTGGTCTCTCTGCCTAACTCAACGTCAAGCACGACCTTTTCCAGGAGTTCCTTTCGCACTGCATCGGTGGTAATCATTTCACCCACAGGCTTGCTCAGGGCATACACTTCCATTTCTCCGTTCACAATGCGCTTTTCTACGCTGTGTTCTTTGCCATCCAACACAAAAGGCACCTTCTGCTCGAAAGTGCCTTGTCTACGTGCGGCTCTGGCTGTTTCGATACTTACAATTTTTGTCGCCATTATTTATCTCCTCCATTGATTAAATTGTTCTTGACAATGCTTCTCGACCCCATGTTGGAGGCCCTACTGGACTGGAGCCATTAGACCAGCCGTCTCCAGCGCGCCTAACAGTGCAATTAGAGCAGTACGTACAGCGTCGGCAGTAGCATCCTCAGCACATGTCACATTAGCAGCCACTCTAGCTAACGCCGTACTGGCATCTGCTTGAGCTGCATCAGCGTTCGTGTTAACCTCGTTGACAGCATCAACGATGCTGGTTTTGTTTGTAGTAGCAAGCTCGCCGAGCTCGCCAATCACTTCAAGCGAAGTGTCAGCTAAGAGCACAAACCAAATCACATTGTCGGTGTCCTTGGTCGCTGTTACCACACCAGCAAACACAGCTTTAGCGTCGGTAGTGAGCTTGGATGTGCTTGCATCCCAATAAATCTTGTCGCCTTTATCAAAATCCTTGGTGGCATCGATTTGATCCGTTTCATATTCAGCTACCTCGATGGTCAGGATAGCCTCAGCAGTTTGACCTGCTTCGGTCTTGACATCCCGAGTGACAAAGCCCAGGAACCCTTCGCGATAATACAGCTGCCCCGCCTTAAGATCCGAATTAGCGGGGACAGAAACCTCGACGCTCTTGCCATCGCTTACCTTGAAGTAACCCTTTTGATAAGTGGTGCTGGGCACCGGTTGGCCTTTGTAAGCCATTTGTCA